GGCGCTTCGTTCTCGGCGGTCCGGCCGCCGACGCTGGCCTCACCGGCCGCAAGATCGTCGTCGACACCTACGGCGGAGCCATTCCGCACGGTGGCGGAGCGTTCAGCGGCAAAGACCCGACGAAGGTTGACAGGAGCGGAGCCTACGCCGCGCGACACGCGGCGCTCAACATCGTTGCCGCGGGGCTCGCACGCCGCTGCCAGATCTCGATCGCCTACGCCATCGGCCAGGCTGAGCCGGTCGCCGTCACCGTCGACACCTTCGGTACCGGCCACCTGCGAGACGAGAACCTGGCCACGCTCGTCAAGGCGACCTTCGACTTCCGGCCAGGAGCGATCATCGAGCGCCTCGACCTTCGTCGACCAATCTACGCAGACACCGCGCGCAACGGCCACTTCGGGAACTACCGGTTCCCCTGGGAACAACCAAATGCCGTCGACGCACTCGAGGAGGTTGCCTGATGCCCATCTACGAACTCGAGTGCCTACGCTGCTCCACCGTCGTCGAAATCCAGAAGACGATCACCGAAGAGGTCACCGAGCGCTTTCACGAAGGGTGCGGCGGGGAGTTCCGCCGGATCTACAGCACGCCCGCCGTCGTCTACCAAGGCACCGGCTTCGCCAAGAAAGATCGACAAAAGGGAGGACCAAGTCATGGCCGCTAATCATTCACCGTTCCGCCGCTTCGTCGCACTCGCCAAGCGCCTCGGCCTGACCTCGGACTTCACGCTCGAGGATCGCGGGCAGCGGGCCGACGAAGACAGCTTCGCAATGGTCGAGTTCACGACCAACGCTCGGACCGCCGCGTTCTCCTACAACCCGGACCACTTCGATCGCGCATCCGAACAGATCAAGAGCCTGGTCATCGCGCACGAAATCACGCACCTCCTTCTTCACGACGTCCAGGTTGCTGGCGAGCAGGCTATCGCCGCGCTGCCAGACGGGGCCGCGCGCTCGGTCGCCGGAGCCGCCTTCGAGCGACAGATCGAACTGGCCTGCGACCGGATCGGAAAGCTGATCATTGGAGGAACACGCTGATGGGACGACGCGGACCAGCACCAACACCAACCGCCATCAAGAAGGCGCGCGGAGAAACGCGGCCGAGCCGGATCGGCAAGAAGGAGATCGCACCGAAGGCGGTCGCGCATCTCGAGGCGCCAGAGGATCTCAGCGATGACGCCAAGCCGATCTGGATCGCTGTCGTCGACGCCATCGGCCACACCGGGGTGATCACGGCAGTCGATGTCGAGGCGCTTCGCGCCTACGCAGAAAGCGTCGCCACCTACCGCAAGGCGGCCAACATCGTCGCGCGCGGTGGGCCGATCATCAAGGGACGCAACGGGGAACTCGTGCGCAACCCGGCAATCATCGTGATGAAACAGGCCGGCGAAGCGTCGCGCGCTTGGGCTCGCGAGCTCGGGCTAACGCCGGCGAGCCGAGTCGGTCTCGAGGCGGTCGCAAGCCAGGGGCAGCACGCCGGAGCCAACGCCAAGCTCGACGCGATCCTCGCGGGGGCTGACATCGCAGCGCAGCTCCGCGAGGGGAAGGCACACTGATGGCCCGCCGCCCGAAGGCGGCGACGCCGACCCACGGACAGCTGGCGATCGAGTTCATCGAGGCGTTCTGCCGCGTCCCCAAGGGCGAGATGGCCGGGCAGCTCATGAAGCTCCTGCCCTACCAACGCGAACTCCTTGAGCAGGCGTTCGAGATCGGAGCCGGCGGCACTCGCCGCTACCGTCGCGCGTTCTGGGGGATGCCGCGCGGGTCCGGCAAGTCGGGCCTCGCGTCTTCGCTCGCCCTCTTCGGCCTCTTCGACCCGCTCCACGTCGGAGCCGAGGTGGTCGTCGGGGCAGGCGACCGGCAGCAGGCCAGGATCATCTTCGACGCCGCCCGCCGGATGATCGAGCTCGACCCGATCCTCAGCGAACGGCTGCGCGTCTACAAGACGGTCATTGAAGAGCCGACGCGGGGCGGCACCTTCCGGGTGCTCTCAGCCGACGCACCGCGGGCTGAGGGTCTCAGCCCGAGTCTCGCAATCGTCGACGAGGTTCACGTCCAGCCGAACGACGACCTCTGGTCGGTGCTCTCCCTCGGAACCAGCAAGCGCCGCAACTCGCTCATCCTCGGCATCACGACCGCGGGCAAGAAGACCGACAGCCACGGACGCGACTCCCTCGCCTACCGGCTCTGGCAGCTCGGCAACCAGATCGCCGACGGCGAGCGGACCGACCTCACCGACTTCCACTTCCGATGGTGGGGCGCCGGTCCGAAGGACGACCCGAAGTCGCCCGAGACGTGGAAGAAAGCCAACCCGGCCTACGACATCCTCGTCCCCGCCGACGCCTTCGCGGCCGACGCCGCCGGCGGCGTTCCCTGGGACGACTTCCTCACCCGCCGCCTCAACCTCTGGGTCAGCAGCAACGAGTCGTGGCTCCCGCGCGGCTCGTTCTCCGACTGCTACGCGCCGCGTCGCATCCAGCCGGGCGAGCCGATCGTCGTCGGGTTCGACGGCGCCTTCAACGGCGACTGCGTCGCCTTGGTCGGCGCGACCCTCGACGGCCACATCGAGCCACTCGGGCTCTGGGAGCGACCGATCGACGACCCGGCATACCAGGCGCCGATCGAGGAGGTCGAGGCCGCGATCCGCGACCTCTGCCGCACCTACGATGTCAAGGAGATCGCCGCCGACCCATACCGTTGGGCGCGGTCGCTCCAGATCCTCGAGGCCGAGGGGCTGCCGGTCGTTCACTTCCCTCAGAACACCACGCGCATGACCCCCGCGACTTCGGGCTTCCGAGACTCGGTCATCACCAAGGCGCTGACCTGGGGCGGCGACGACAAGCTCGCCGCTGCCCTTCGACGCCACATCGAGGCCGCCACGATCCGCACGGACCGTGAAGGTCGGCAGAAGATGGCCAAGGAAAGCCGCGCCTCGGGCCGCCGGATCGACCTTGCCGTCGCTGCCGTGATGGCGCTGTCGCGCGCTCGGTGGTATGCTACCGAAGGGAACAAACCAGACGAGAAGCCGAAGGTCAAGTTCTTCAGCTTCGACTAAGCCCGCGACGAGCGGGACGCTCGGGCGATCTATCAGGAAGACCCGCAAGGAGGATCGACATGCTCTCAAACGCGTTCGAGGTGGCGGGCATCGTTCTCATCACCATCGCAGCCTGGTCCGTCGACCCCAGGCTCGGCACCTTCGTCGCCGGCATCGGATGCCTGATCGTCGGCCTGGCACTGGATAGGAGCACCCGCAAGTGAGCATCATCCGCCGCGCCCTTGGGCTCGAGGCCGAGACCCGACTCTTCCAAAGCACCTCCCTCATCCCACGACCGGGCGAAGGCTACGTCGGCGAGGCCGGGTCCCCGGTCAACGTCCAGACCGCCACCAGCCTCACCGCCGTCTGGGCCGCCGTCGGCCTGGTCGCCGACACCATCGCGAGCCTTCCGGCTGACGTCTACCTCCGCCGCGGCGCCGCGCGCATCCCGCTCCGCCCACGCCCGAGCTGGCTCGACATCCCGGTCCCAGCCGATCCGAACTTCACGACCTGGAACCATTGGCATCAGGTCGCCCTCTCGCTACTGCTCCACGGAAACAGCTACACCTACGTCATCCGCAATCGTCGCGGCGAGGTGGTCGAGGTTCGCGTCCTCAACCCGGAGCGCGTCGCCCCGACGATGATCAAGGACCCGAAGACCGGCGAGGAGATCGTCGCCTTCCAGATCCGCGCCAACGAAGGCAAAGAGGTCATCCTCGGGCCGAACGAGATCATCCACATCAAGCGCTGGACCAACCCAGGCGAGATCGTCGGCCTCAGCCCAATCGAGGCGTGCCGCACCAGCCTCGGCGGCACGATCGCAACCGAGCAGTTCGGCGCGCGATGGTTCCGCAACTCCGGCGTCCCGTCGGGCGTCATCCAGGTCCCCGGCGAACTCACCGAAGAGCAGGCGGCCGAGATCGTCGGCGGTTGGCGCCGACGCCACAGCGGCAGCAACACGCCCGGCATCCTCACCGGCGGCGCGACCTTCCAGCCAATCCAGGTCAAGCCGGCAGACATCGCCTGGCTCGACGCCCGCAAGTTCGGCATCGACGAAGTCTCGCGCATCTTCCGCGTCCCAACGACCAAGCTCAGCGGCGAGACCGGCAACCGCAGCTACAACAGCATCGAGGCCGATCAGACCGCGTTCGTCGTCGACTCGATCCGCCCGTGGCTTGAGCTCATCGAGCGCAGCTACCAGCGCATCGTTCCCGGCGGCGCGGACTCGTTCATCAAGTTCAACGTCGACGGCCTACTTCGCGGCGACGCGAAAAGCCGGTCCGAGGCATACGCCACGGGCATCCGCGCCGGCTACATGACGGTCGCCGACGTCCGCCGACTCGAGGACCTCGCGCCATTGGGCGACGAACTCCGACAGCCGCTTCGTGAGGTCAACCTCGCGCCTGCCGCGCTTGCCGATCAGAAGCTACGCGCCGACACGGCCGCCTCGCTGATCGCCGCCGGCTTCGCGCCGGACGACGCCGCAAAGGCCGCTGGCATCGACATCCGCGCACCACGCGTCGCCGCCGCAGTCAGCGAGGACGAGCCGCAGGTCGAAGAAACAGAAGAGGAGAACAGCTAACCATGGCAACCGTACTATCCTATACCGTCAGCACTACTCCGGTTCAGATCATCGCGCCGGTCGCCTGGGAGACTCGATGGGCGATCATCAGCCCACGCAACAGCGCCGATGTTCACATCGGACCGACCTCGGCAGTGACATCCTCTTCCGCCGCCCTAATCAAGGATCAATACCTCGAGCTGCCAATCCACGCCAACGAAGAGCTCTGGGTCGTCGCCGCAAGCAGCACCCACGTCGTTGACGTGATCATCACGGAGAACTGATCGATGCCAGCAGCACGCTACGACGTCCAGATCGAGCAGGGTGCGACCTTCGCACTCGACCTCAGCTACACCGACGCCGCCGGCGATCCGGTCGATCTAACTGGCTGGGAGGCGCACGCGCAGTTCCGGCCGGACTACACCGAGGCGCCCATCCTCTCCATCACCCATGACGACTACATCACGCTGGGCGATGACGACGGCACGGTCGAGGTTCGCGTTCCCGCGGCCGTCACTGAGGATCTTCCGGCGCCGGTCGCCGGGGTCTACGACCTCACACTCACGAACGTCAGCACCGGCTTCGTCATCCGACTGGTCGCGGGGCTCTACACAGTAAGTCCGGCCGTCACCCGGGAGGCATAACTCATGCCGGTCAACGTCCAACAGGACGGCCGCGTCGTCATCAACCGACAGACGTCGACCGTCACCATCTCAACGGCGGGAACGCCTGGCGCGAGCCACGACACGTGGATCTACAACCAGACGACGCCGCTTGCCGTCTGGGAGTTCAACCATCCCTTCGAGGGCCACTATCCAAGCGTCACGATCACCGACCTCTCGGGCGTGATCGTCTACGCTGCGGTTGAATACCCCTCCTCGCAATCTATCAGGGTCACCTTCCTCGCGCCCTTCGCTGGCAGGGCGCTCATCAACTAATCCCCAGCGGCAGCAAGTAGGAGAACACGGCGATGGCTATCAAGTTCCTCAATCACGTCTCACTCGAGGGAGCAGAGCTCCAGAAGGCGCGCGTCGAGTCGCTCGCCGAAGCGCCTACGGCCGTTGCCGGTCGCATCTACTTCGACTCCGTCCTCGGCTACACCCGCGTCTACAGCGGGACCGAGTGGCTCCGCCTCGATGACGCTCAGGCCATCGCCGACGCCGCCGCCGCACAGGGCGACGCAACGCAGGCGCTCTCCGACGCCGCTGCCGCACAGTCGGCCGCCGATGCCGCACAGGGCGACGCGACCCAGGCGCTCTCCGATGCCGCCGCCGCGCAGTCAGCCGCCGACGCCGCACAGGGCGACGCGACCCAGGCTCTCAGCGACGCCGCCGCCGCACAGTCGGCCGCGGACGCCGCGCAGGGCGACGCAACCCAGGCACTAAGCGACGCGGCCGCCGCGCAGTCGGCAGCAGACGCTGCCCAGGGCGACGCCACTCAGGCGCTCTCCGACGCAGCCGCCGCACAGTCGGCCGCAGACGCCGCACAGGGCGACGCCACCCAGGCGCTCTCCGACGCAGCCGCCGCCCAGAGCGCAGCCGATGCCGCGCAGGGTGACGCGACCCAGGCGCTCTCCGACGCAGCCGCCGCACAGGGCGACGCGACCCAGGCACTCTCCGATGCCGCTGCCGCCCAGTCCGCAGCAGACGCCGCGCAGGGTGACGCGACCCAGGCGCTCTCCGACGCCGCCGCTGCTCAAAGCGCAGCCGACGCCGCCCAGGGCGATGCGACTCAGGCGCTCGCCGATGCCGCCACCGCTCAGGGTGCGGCCGACGCAGCCCAGGCCGACGTCGACGCACTCGACACGCGCGTAGGCGCTCTTGAGACCGGCGTCAGCTGGAAGGAGTCAGTCCGCGCCACTACAACCGCAAACATCACCCTCAGCGGGGAGCAGTCAGTTGACGGCATCTACGTCGTCGACGGCGACCGCGTCCTCGTCAAGAACCAGACGGATGCCACGGAGAACGGGATCTACGTCGTCGTCGACGCCGCAGCCTGGACCCTTGCCGCCGACGCCGACACCTTCGCTAAGGTCCGCGGCGCTGCCGTCTTCGTCGAAGAGGGCCAGACGTACCAGAACCAGGTGTTCGTCCTGGCCTCGGACATCGACTCGCCTGCTCGACAGGTCGCCGACAGCACCGACAGCTACGTCTTCACCGAAGGGGGCGAAAGCTCCTACGCGTTCCTATCAGAAATCGACGGAACCGGATCGAGCCAGATCAAGGTCGCCGGAACGGTCACCTCGACGGAGAACGTCGTTCTCGTCATGCGAACCTTCGGGTCCGATGGCAACTGGTACGTCGCCGAGAGCGCGGTCATCACGGCCGGCACCAACGTCGCAGTTGACGTCGACTTCTCCCCAGAGGATCTCGTTCCAGAGACCAGCGGATCGCTCGTCTTCGGACCGACCTTCCAGGCGCAAGGGTTCGACCTCAACATCAAGCTCGCAACGGCAACCGCTGACACCGTCAGCTGGGTCCTCGCAGTCACCGACGAGACCGGACCAGAGGGCGAATACGCCTGGGTCAAGATGGCGGCGCTGTCCGACATCCAGGCCGGCCAGGGTCTCATCAAGGAGGGCGCGCAGTTGCGCGTCGCTCTTGACTACGCGACGATCGAGTTCAGCGGCTCTTCAATCCAGGTCATGGACGCCGGTATCACGGCGGCCAAGCTCGCAGAGAACGCGGTCGATCTTGAAACCAACGTCGTCACCGGCGTCCTTCCGGCGGCCAACGGCGGGGCGCTTCGCTACGCCGAGACCATCGGCGACAACGCCGCAAGCTCGTTCGTCGTGACCCACAACCTCAACACCGCCGACGTCTCAGTCACGGTGAAGGAGACGGCGACCGGCGACATCGTGATCCCGGACGTCGAGATCACCAGCGTCGACTCGGTCACCGTCAGCTTCGCAGCAGTTCCAGGCACGGATACCTATCGAGTCATCGTCCTCGGATAAGGGGGTAGTTCATGCCGAAGATCGTCGGCTCACTCCTCGACGCGGCGGGAGCGCCTCTGGCGCTCCCTGCCGAGTCGTTGGTTGACGTCCAAGAGTTCCACAGCTCAGGCACCTGGACCAAGCCGGCCGGCGTCACAGCCGCCTACGTTCTTGTAGTCGGCGGCGGCGGCGGCGGGCAGTCCGGCGGCGGACCAGGCACCGGCACGGGCAACCGCTCTGCCGGCGGGGGCGGCAACGGAGGCGGCGTCGCTTGGCGGGTCTTCCCGGCATCGCAACTCTCATCCGAGGTCGTCGTCACGATCGGCGCCGGCGGCGCAGGTGGCGGCTCAGTCGCTACCCCCGCTACGACGCAGTCCAGCGGCGGCAACGGCAACCCGACAACCTTCGGAGCCTATCTCCAGGCGACCGGCGGTCCGGGCGCGACCGGCAGCTCTACGCTGTTCACGGTTGGGCGCCTCGGCGTGACCCTCAGCAGCGCCACCAACTTTAGCTCGGACGGCCGAGGCACGGGCTCGACAACGGGCGCCACATCCGGCGCGGCGGGCGGCCGAGGGTTCTACGGACCAGGCGGCGGCGGGGCCGGCGGCAGTTCTTCAACCACCAACATCCAGACCGGCGGCGCGGGTGGCGGCGGCTTCGGCCGCGAGACCGGCGCGACCGGATCAACAACGCCGGGCGTCGCAGGCACGGATGCCACCAACATCGGCGACGGTGGCGGCGGCGGAACGGGCCCGACGACAAGCGGCACCGGCTCCGGGGTCGCTGGCTCGAAGGGCGGCAACGGCTACGCGGGCGGCGGCGGCGGGGGCGGCGGCGCAGGGCGCTACGTCTCCGCGGGTGAAATCTACAGCTCCGGAGCAGGCGGGGACGGGGGCAACGGCTACGTCCAGGTGATCTCATGGTAGGTCGTTGGGCCGTGGTCTCTCAATCCGGCGCAGTCGAGACGGTGATCGTCTGGGACGGCGTCGCCGCGTTCTCGCCCTGCCACGAAACCGACCAGCTCGTCCAGTGCGAGCCGGCGGTCTCCGCGGGCTGGACATACACCGCCGGAGAGTTCATCGCGCCGGCCGAGGAGGCATAGTGCCCTACTCCATCAAGACCGACCACCCCGACTGCGAGTCAGGCTACGCGGTCATCAAGGACGAAACGGGCGAACTCATCCCCGGCGGCTGCCACACGACAAAGGCCGAGGCCGAGGATCAGATCACCGCGATCAACATCAGCGAAGCCACTCGTCAAGACGGCTATACGCCGACCGAGGGGATGAAGGAAGAGGCCGAGCGCGGCCTCGCCTGGCGCCGGGAGTTCGGGCGCGGCGGCACGCTGATCGGCGTCGCCCGAGCGCGCGACATCATCAACGGCGCCGAGCTTCCGCTCGAGACCGTCGTCCGCATGCGCAGCTACTTCGCCCGCCACGAGGTCGACAAGCAGGGTCAGGGATGGTCTCCGGATCAGGACGGCTATCCGTCCGCCGGGCGCATCGCCTGGGCGCTATGGGGGGGAGACCCAGGCCGAACCTGGGCCAACGCCATCGTCGAGGCGGCGCAGGACGACGACCAGGGGCGATCTATCATTGAGGAGATCGAACTCCATCACGAGATCGAACGCCGGGCTCGACTCGACTACGGAACCCGAAAGGTCGGGCATCGCGTTGAGGTCCACGGGCTCCGACGCCTCGCCGACTACGAGGCACTCCGCAACGGGGACCCGCAGGCAAACTGGCAAGACGCGGACCTGCTCCCCGTCGGCCACCCACGACGAACAGAGGAGACCACACCGATGGCCCGAACGAAAGAAGTCCGAACAGCACCGATCGCCGAGTTCGAAGTCCGCGAGACCGAGACCGGCGGACTCCGCTTCAGCGGCTACGCCGCACTCTTCGACACCCCGAGCCAGCCGCTCCCGTTCATCGAGACCATCGCGCCGGGCGCCTTCGCCCGCACCCTCGGTCGCGCTTCCAAGGGCCAGGCAGTCGTCAAGCTGCTCCACGGCCACAACTCCGACGAGATGCTCGCTGCCACCCCGACCAGCCTTGAGCTGAGCGAGGACGAGCGCGGACTCAAGGTCGCCGCCGAGATCATCGACAGCCCACTGGGTCAGCACGTCGCCGCTCTCGTTCGCCGCGATCCTCAGGCCGTCTCGATGTCCTTCGGCTTCCGCGTTCCTAAGAACGGCGAGCGCTGGGACGGCAACAACCGCACCATCACCCAAGCCGACCTCGCCGAGGTCAGCATCCTGACCGGCCACAGCCCGGCCTACGCTGAGACCACCGGTCTCGCTTCCGTTCGCTCCTACACCTCACTCGCTGAGAAGCTCGGCGTTGATGCCGAGACCCTCGCCGCCGCCTTCGGGGCAGCCGCGATGGGCAACGAGTTGAGCGCCGAAGACGCCGACCTCCTCGCCGCCGCCGCCAAGGCGCTGCGCGTGGACGCGGTCGCCGAGGCGCTTGACGAGGCCGCAGAGGCACTCGACGAGGCAGCGGAGAAGATCGAGGAGGCCGCCGAGATGGTGGCCGAGGCCAAGCCGGAAGGCGAGGAAACCCCGGTCGAAGAGGCTCCGGTCGAAGAGATGCCGGCAGAAGAGGTCGACGCAGTCGAGGACAAGTCCCCGGCCGCCCGTGCGCTTCTGGCGGAAATCACCCGTCGCCGGGCTATCTAACAGGAGCGAAACGGCACCGGCCGTCGGCACCGAGCGCAACGCGCTACGCCCCGATCAGCGGCACGCCCCGGTCTCGCAGGTAAGGAGAAACACACGATGAGCAACATCGAGCAGCGCAAGGCAGAGCACGCCGCTCTTCTCGATCAGGCTGAGGCGGTCGTCGTCACAGCGATCGAGGAAGGCCGAGAGCTCACCG